GTACAGGAAAGCATAAAGCATTTCCCATAGGAGCCCACTTCTTTAGTTCCATGACACGGTTGTCTAACAATCTAACACTAGTTGCTCGACTGCACGAGAGGTATGAATAGGCATAATCGCCGAAAAGCGATTTTACCAAATCACATCCAATGCGGTCGCTAGCCTCCTTCAAATCAAGAGTACAATACTCTCGAGAAGAAGAAGACTTAAGTGCTAACATACCATTGATACTCTGATCGTTGAAGTTAATTCTTCCTCGAGCTTCGGATCTTTTGGATTGGATAGCACGCTCTAGTAGTCTCCTACAACCTTGTTGAATCCATATAGATTCCTTAGGATGAACGCAAATTAAGCGTGGTCCTCTAGAATCTTTTGGAACTGCAACAAGCCTAGCGATAATATCGCTCTGCTCCCGATAATACTTATCCGACAGAACTAACTCGTCATACCAAAAAGATGGCATGGCAAGAAAGTTTGAATCGAACGGGTATTTCTCGTTGATAGTAGGGAAGTAAGTCAAGAAACGACTCTTTTCACTTGGATGACATGGGGGATAAACTGCCCCAGGTCCATGTGAAGGAATAATCTCTGACCAGTTAATTCCGTATATTATACGGCCAATTATCTGCCGTGCCGATTGTGCAAGTATATCTGTAGAGCCTCCAGCAAAATGCTGACGCCACACAGTAATACTGTCATCGGTTTCTTCGAAGGCCTTTTGGGCTTCTTGAAGTTGTTCATGAGTTGGTTCGTGTTCAATCTTATAGCAGAACAAGAGGACCTGCCGTATCAACCCTAGGAGGCGCGCATCCATTGAGGATGCGAACTCATCCGATAGTGGTTTTAACCACCATGGGAAGGAGGGATATTCTCCCCCGTCTTCGAGGTAACGCAGTAGGTCTTTATCTAGCTTAGGTGCTTCTTTAAGCACCCACTCATACGTAATGTCATCGGGGAAGCCAATAGGCAACTTCGATAACTCACGAATGTCTGCTAACAGGCAATAGAATATGTTTAACACATCTTCTTGGACAATATCCAGCCTGTCTGCTGTTTTCTGTGGCAATGTGCTCATTCAGTCCTCCAATATTGGAGATTTATACTGAGGTAGCCGATTGCCGCTGCATGGCTCATTAAGTCTTGGACCAACACGCCATCGTCACCTTTAAGGGTGATGAAGGCAGTGTGATCCATGACGTGAACCAGAACCCGAGGCTTACCAATATCTAATAACTCAAAACTACCATCCCATCGAAGGGAGAAGTCGTTTAAGTGCATTAGTTCTTGGAGGCGGTCTTTAGCATCTGTTTTCATTAGCGTTGGTTATATAACTATCGTTAACTGACACATCTGCATAGACCTTGAGTTGAACTCAAGCTATGAGATAACTATCTCGTAGCGCAATAATGTTACTGCTGCTTGTCGCCCAGGATCTC